TTCTTAGGAATGAGTGCTGAAGAAATTGCAGAAAACGAAAGATTGTGGCGTGAAGAAAATGACGAAACATTAGGAGCACCAGCTGAAGATGCAAGTGCAGAAATGCGTGGAGCAGGTATTAGTTCAGCAGGTATTAGTTCAGATATTGACGGTGCAGAAGATGCACTAGCAGGAGAAGAAACTCCTGAAATAGGTGCTGAAGCAACTCCACCCGAAACAGCAACAGGCGGTGATACAGGAGCAGGCGCAGCAGCACCGGCAACTGATCAAACGATATAAATACTATTATGATACTACGTGAATTATTTTATTTTGATAAAGAAACAGTTGAACCTACTGAAGACAACAGGTACGATCCAAAGTACGATGACTCAGTAGTAAATTTTGACGACACTCGAAAAACAAGACTTACCCTAAGCCAAATAAACCGTGCAAGGAAAGCAAGCGAGCTACATACAGAAGAGAAGGCCGATGAATTGGACTTTGTAAGACAGATGTATGGAATAGCAGCGCAAGCGGCCGCTGCCGGTGTTTAATGGCAAAAATAGATAAGAGCAAATACACAAAACAAGAATGGTTAGTTATACGTGAACAAAGACGTGTATCTAAAATGTTTCAAAAAGCTAAAAAGCAAAAAGAAACTTCACCCCTAACAAATAAAGTTACAAACAAATCTACAGCATTTGTTTTAGGCAACGGTACAAGTCGTGCTAATATTGATCCTTCTACTTTAAGACCATTTGGAAACATATACGGCTGTAATGCATTGTATAGAACATTTAATCCTGATTATCTTGTTGCAGTTGACACTAAAATGATATTAGAAATTAATAAAGCTGGATATCAAAATCATAATGAAGTTTGGACTAACCCAAACAAAGTTTATCATCGAATGACTAACTTTAACTATTTTAGTCCTTCAAAAGGTTGGAGTAGTGGCCCAACAGCATTATGGTTAGCAACACAACATGGATACAAACACATATACATTTTAGGCTTTGATTACCAAGGTTTAGATTCTGGTAAAAAATTTAATAACTTATATGCTGATACTAAAAACTATAAAAAGTCTACAGAAGGTGCAACTTTTTACGGAAATTGGATGCGTCAAACCAAGAGCGTAGTGCAAGATTTTAAAGATATTAAGTTTACAAGAGTAATAACACCAGATAATTATGTTCCAGAAGAACTAAATAAATTTGAGAACTTAGAACATATTAGTGTTGAAATGTTCAAAAAAATCTACAATCTCGCGTAAACGGCTCGTTTTTAGCCTATTTCGCGGTACTTTTCCTGTTATAAAGTAAATACAACTGACAGCCTTACCATAGGTATAACTTTACAGGAGAGAAAAATGGCAAATCAAAATAAATTTGAAGAAATGCTTGAAAAGCTAGTCAATGAAGACAAAGCTGGAGCAGAAGAATTATTCCACGAAATAGTGGTAGAAAAATCAAGAGACATCTACGAAGGACTTTTAGAGTCTGAATTAGAAGTTGATGAAACTACAGACGAAGAAGTTGATGAAACAACTGACGAAGAAGTAGATGAAGCATCAGACGAAGAAGTAGATGAAGCATCAGATGATGACAAAGAAGAAGCTACTAACGAAGACTTTAACTTAGATGAGTTTGAAGTTGAAGGTGGCGATCCAGCTGATGACATGATGGACAAAATGGGCATGGACATGGACGGTGACGCAGAAGGCGGCGACATGGATATGGATATGGATGCTGAAGGTGGCGAAGGTGACGTAGAAGATCGTGTTGACGATCTAGAAGTTGCTTTAGATGATCTTAAAGCAGAATTTGAAAAAATGATGGGTGACGAAGACGAAGATGCTGGTGACGAAGGCGACATGGATATGGACGCTGACGGTGACGACGAAGCTGAAGAAGAATCAGTAGCGTTTGAAGCAACTGACGAAGAAGTCGACGAAGCATCAGATGAAGAAGTAGATGAAGCAGCAGACGAAGAAACTGATGAATCATCTAAATCAGAAGCAGAAACAATGCGTGAATATGTTGAAAAAGTAACAGCTAAAATGGGCGACAACGGTGCAAACACTAAGTCAACTGTAGCTAGTGCAAATGACATGGGCGGAACTGCTTCAAACTTGGCGCAGAATGCAGACGGCGGAAACGGCGGAACAGAAGGCGGACTAGCAGGAACATCTCCAAAAGATGAAACAGCTGGTAATGTTAACGTTCCAGGCGGCAAAGCATCAAAAAGCATGAAAGCACAGCCAAAAGGCCACGGCGCAGAGAAAAAAGGCGCAGGCGAAAGCGGAGCAGATAGTAAATCAACTATCGGTTCTTAAGGTTAAGGAACTTTAAATGATAAACTTACGAGAGCATCTGACATTCGACCAGGCTAATATAGTCGTTGAGTCTACCGATAACGCCAATGGGGGCAAAGATCTTTATATGAAAGGTATTTGTATACAAGGTGGAGTGCGTAATGCAAACCAACGTGTATATCCTGTAAACGAAATTGGTAGGGCTGTCAAAACTCTCAATGATCAAATCCAGGGAGGATATTCAGTTCTCGGAGAAGTTGATCATCCAGAAGGACTTAACATTAACTTAGACCGCGTGAGTCATATGATCCAAGAATGTTGGATGGATGGCGCAAACGGTTATGGTAAATTAAAAATTCTACCAACTCCGATGGGGCAGTTAGTTAGCACTATGATACAAAATGGTGTTAAACTAGGTGTTTCATCGCGTGGTAGCGGCAATGTATCAGAAGACGGCGGCAACGAAGTTTCTGATTTCGAAATAATCACTGTGGACGTTGTGGCTCAGCCTAGCGCCCCTGGTGCGTATCCGACACCAATTTACGAACATTTAATGAATGCACGTGGAGGAATGAAGGCATACGAACTTGCACAGGCAACTAAACACGACACAAAGGCACAAAAATACTTAAAAGAATCTCTGATTAATATAATCAGTAGACTCCAATAAAAGGAGAACATAATATGTTGGACGCACTTAAAACACTTTTTGAAAACGATGTAGTTTCCGAAGAAGTACGTGCTGAAATCGAAGGCGCTTGGGAAAGCAAAATCAAAGAGAATCGTCAGCAAGCAACTGCTGAACTTCGCGAAGAATTTGCTAAGAAATATGAGCATGATAAATCAACTATGGTTGAGGCTATCGATGCTATGATCTCAGAGCGTTTAGCTGAAGAAATTGCTGAGTTTGCAGAAGACCGCAAACAACTAGCTGAAGCTAAAGCAAAATATGCTGTTAAAATGCGTGAAGACGCAAAATTAATGCAAAAATTTGTTTTAGAATCACTAAAGACAGAAGTTTCTGAGTTACATGAAGATCAAAAAGCAATGTCTGATAAGTTCAGCATGCTTGAGAACTTTATTGTCGATGCACTTGCTAAAGAAATTGCAGAGTTCCACGAAGACAAAAAAGATTTAGCTGAAACTAAGGTCAAACTTATAAAAGAAGCTAAAAATAAATTTGCTGAAGTTAAGACTAACTTCATTGCGAAAAGTGCCGATAAAGTATCTACAATCGTTGAAAACACTCTTAAGGGTGAGATTAGCGCATTAAAAGAAGATATTGAAGAAGCACGTAAGAACGATTTCGGTCGCAAAATGTTTGAAGCATTTGCATCTGAGTACGCAACAAGTCATCTGAATGAAAATTCAGAAGTTGCAAAACTTATGAATGTAGTTGCAGTTAAAGACAAACAACTAGCTGAAGCAAAAGCATTTGCAACAAAAGCAAAAGTTTTAGCTGAGTCTAAGGCGAACGAAGTTAAGCGTATGGCACAAATCGCTGAGCGCAAAGAAACTATTGATGGATTGTTAAGCCCACTAAACAGAGCAGAACAAGAAATCATGACAGATTTACTGGAATCAGTACAAACAAACAGACTACAATCTGCATTTGACAAGTACCTACCGTCAGTAATTGATGGTAAATCTCCAGCGAAGCAGAAGGCAGTAATTACAGAAGGCACAGAAATCACAGGCAATAGAAAACAAACTAACGTTAGTTCAAAGCAAGACGATAATGTCGTTGACATTAGACGTTTAGCTGGTTTAAATTAAGGAGAAAACTATGTCAGAACTATTAGAAAGTCGCTGGCTGGATACGAAGAGCGCACTTCTTGAAGGCCTAGCAGGCACAAAGAAATCTGTAATGTCAGCTACACTGGAAAATACACGCAAGTATTTGTCAGAAACTGCAGGCGCAGGTGCAACATCCGCCGGTAACGTCGCAACTCTTAACAGAGTTATTTTACCCGTCATCAGACGTGTAATGCCAACAGTCATTGCTAATGAAATCGTTGGTGTTCAGCCTATGACTGGCCCAGTAGGGCAAATTCACACACTACGTGTTCGTTATTCGGATACAGTTGGTACAGGCGCAAGCGGTACTGTAGCTGGTGAAGAAGCACTATCACCGTTCAAAATTGCTGAAGCGTACTCAGGTGCGACAGCAGGAACAGCGGCAAACACAGCAGCACTAGAAGGTGAAGCTGGTAACAAAATGTCTATTCAGATCTTAAAACAGACTGTTGAAGCTAAATCACGTAAGCTATCAGCACGTTGGACTTTTGAGTCTGCACAAGACGCACAATCACAGCATGGTATTGATGTTGAAGCAGAAATTATGGCTGCTTTAGCTCAAGAAATTACAGCTGAGATTGACCAAGAAGTACTTGGTTCACTATACACATTAGCAGGAACAGCTGAAGCAGATACTCAGTATGATCAAGCTGGTGTATCAGGAACAGCTACTTTCGTAGGTGACGAGCATGCAGCATTAGCTGTTATGATCAACCGCGCAAGTAACAAAATTGCACAACGTACACGTAGAGGCGCAGGTAACTGGGCAGTTGTAAGTCCGTATGCATTAACAGTACTTCAATCAGCAACAACTTCAGCGTTCGCAAGAACAACTGAAGGCACATTTGAAGCTCCAACTAATACTAAAATGGTTGGTACTTTAAACAATGCAATGAAAGTATATGTAAACACATATGCTGCTGATGCACAAGACGTACTTGTAGGTTACAAGGGATCAAGCGAATCAGACGCAGCAGCGTTCTATTGCCCATATATCCCACTAATGTCAAGTGGCGTTGTATTAGATCCAACATCATTCGAACCAGTTGTGTCATTCATGACTAGATACGGATATGTTGAGCTAAACAACACTGCAAGTTCATTAGGTAACGCAGCAGACTACCTAGCTCGTGTTAGCATTGCTAACGTTAGCTTTAGCTAAGTCTTAAGTTACAAAATACAAAATAGGCGCTACGGCGCCTATTTTTTTGACTAAATTTTCTGGTTGACATTTTGTTTCAAATAAGGTATAACTTAATATAAACTATAAGTTATGAAACATAAACATTTAATAGTACGAGCAGAAGTAAGTAATCCTCCAATATGCGAACAAACTATTACTGATTGGGCCTCTAATTTAATTAGAGACATTGGTATGAAGATTATGATGGGACCTTATGTTAAGTATTGTGATATGAAAGGTAACAAAGGATTTACTTGCGTTACCATCATTGAAACATCACATGTAGCAATACACATATGGGACGAACAATCTCCAAAACTAATACAATTAGACGTCTATACTTGTGGAGAGTTAGACACACGAATAGTATTTGATGCGTTAGATAAGTTTGATCCAGTAAAGATTGACTTTAAATATTTGGACAGAGAAAACGAATTTATTCAAGTACTAGATACTAAATAATAATACAACGTTCAGGCAATTAGCCCGGAAGTAGCATTAGCGAAGGAACGCACTTAACTTTAACGAGGAGAGTGTCATGAATCATAAAGACTTCGAAATAGCTCGCAAA